AGGCAGACTTCCGGAAGACCTTAAACCTACTGCTTACTGCCGAAATAGATAACGAAGAATGGAAGCCGGTTTTGGAGTCGCTTGGTGTTGAGTGTACTTTGGAATCGGCTTTGCTTATGGCTCAGATTAAGATGGCATTGGCGGGAGACACACAAGCTGCGAAGTTTGTAGCACAGTATTCCGGACAAAGCGCCAGGGCCGAGGAAGATCTGGAAAATAAGAAAGCAGATACAGAACTGATCAAGGCAAGAAAAGAAGCTATTACTGGTGAAAATGAGAATGATGAAGCACTTGATCGGCTGGATCAGATCCTGAAAGAGGTGCGGGATAATGCAGTTAAGCAAGAAACAGAATGAGTACATTGTGAACGCAACTCATAGATGGAATATTAAGTCTGGTGCGGTACGTTCTGGAAAGTCCTACGTTGATACGGCTTTTGTGGTTCCTTTTCGTATTCGGGAAAGAACTGGTAAACCGGGACTCAATGTTATTCTTGGTGTATCCAAAGAATCAATTGAGCGAAATGTGCTGCAGCCAATGCGCGAGATTTATACAAACAAGCTGATCGGACAGATCAATAACCGGAATATGGCGCATATTTGTGGCGAAGAGGTGTATTGCCTGGGAGCTGAAAAGGTCAGTCAGGTGGCGAAGATCCAAGGTTCCAGTATCAAGTATTGTTATGGCGATGAGGTTGCTAAATGGAACAAGGAAGTGTTCCAGATGTTAAAATCCCGTCTGGATAAGCCGTATTCGTGTTTTGATGGATCCTGCAATCCGGAGCATCCAACACATTGGCTGAAAGAATTCCTGGACAATGATAAATTAGATATTTATCTGCAGAAATATACGATATTTGACAATCCTTTTTTACCTCCGAAATATGTGGAGGAGCTCTGTAAGGAGTATGAGGGTACGATTTATTATGACCGGTTAATCCTTGGACTCTGGAAGCGTGCAGAAGGAGCAATCTACAAACGTTTTGCGGATAATCCAGATGTCTATAAATGTGAGGTACTGGATGAGCTTACAAATGACGCAGAATACAAGCAGTTCAAAAAAACAGATATCGTATCGATAGAGATCGGACTTGACTTCGGAGGAAATCAGTCCGGTCATTCTTTTGTTGCCAGAGGATACACAGATGATTATGCGGATGTGGTTGCGGTAATGTCTAAGAGAATCATGGCGAAGGATTCAGAGGAAGATATTGACAGTAATAGGCTGGATGAGCTGTTCTGCGATTTTGTTCAGGAGGTAATCGATAAATACGGGGTGCTTGCAAAAAGCGGTAATTATGTGGAGTATTGCAACGTGGAATCCGTTTATTACGACAATGCAGAAACCGTACTTGGTAATTCTATCCGGAATGCAGTAGAAAAAAGATTCCCTTGGATCACTGTCAGAAAAGCAAGGAAAGCAGCGATTATTGACCGGATCCGTTGCACGGTAAGGCTTATGGGAGCGGGAAGATTCTGGATAACAGACGATTGCAAGTCCTTGCAGACGGCATTTTCAGATGCAGTATGGAACAAAGATGTAACAGACAAGGATGAGCGCCTGGATGATGGAAGCACCGATATTGATAGTCTGGATGCGTTTGAGTATACGATAGAAAGAGATATGAAGGACCTGATAGAAGAGGTGGAAGATGTTTGATGGATTAAAAAGACTATGGGGAAGGATAGTGAGCATGTTTAGTTATACGACCTTAAAAAATATAATCGGCAAAGATGTGGCGCTGTCACAGACCATGATCGATGCCATCAATAAATGGAAAAAGATGCTGGTTGGGAATGCGGACTGGTGCAGCGATATTGTAGAGTCTTTGAAGCTGGAAGAGGGGATTTGCCGTGAGTTCGCAGATTCCGTTTTAGTGGAGATGGAAGCCAAGATCCTGAATAATGACAAGATGGACAAGGTCCTTCAGAAGAGCTTATCAGACATGAACAAGAAGTTGCAGACCGGTTTGGCACTTGGAGCAATGGTGCTTAGACCACTTGGACCAGATACAGCAGAATATGTTGCGGCGGATAAATTTATTGTGATCAGTTTTGCGGATGATGGAACACCGAATGATATTGCTTTTCTGGTTGTGAAGTGTATCGGTGAGAACGATTATTATACCAGAGTTGAACGTCACTATTTTACAAACGGCAATCTGACGATTGAGAATAAATGTTATCATTCGCAGAGTCAGAGCGATATTGGGCAGATCTGCAGCTTGGAAGAGGTGGCTGAATGGGCGAACATTCTTCCGGGACCGGTTATTTATCCAGGGATGGTTCAGATGGATTTTGGATATTATCAAAACCCGATTGAGAATAAGGTGGACGGATCTGCTTGTGGTGTATCGATCTATGAGTCCGCAGAGAACCTGATCAGAAAAGCAGACATCCAGGGAGCTCGGCTGGACTGGGAGTACGATTCTGGAGAACGTGCAATCCATATTGACGAGAGAGCTTTGAAGAAGAGCGGTGGAAAGACCTATTTACCGAGATTAAAGAAACGCCTGTATAAGGGGTTGAATCTTGATGATGGAAAAGATAAAGAACTGTATAAAGAATATTCGCCTGAGATGCGAGATGAAGCCTTCAGAAGAGGTTTGGAAGAATACAAACGGGAAATCGAATTTAATGTGGGACTTGCCTACGGAGATCTTTCAGATGCACAGGAGGTAGATAAGACAGCTACTGAGGTGCTTGCTTCCAAGACAAGGAAATACAACCGTGTAACTGCAATTCAGGGGAAATTGGAAGAGTGCCTGAATGGATTTGTAACTGCTTTGGCATTCTACAACGGTTCTTATATGTCCGGTGTGGAATTTACCTGTGAATTTAATGATTCCATTCTGGCAGACGAAGAATCGGAACGACAGCAAGATCGGCAGGATGTAAGCATGGGGGTTATGAGTCTGTTGGAATACCGGATGAAATGGTACAACGAGGATGAAGAAACTGCAAAAGCAAAACTACCAGAGCAGAATCAGGTGATGGAGTAGGATGCGAAAAGAATACAAAGATCAGGTTGCCGATAAGATTGCAGCGCGGTACATAAGCCTAGAAGAACGGATTTTGCAGGACATTGCCAGGCGGATCAAAAAGACCGGCGAGATCACCAGTACAGCAGACTGGCAGATCAATAGACTTCGGATTCTGGGATATTCTTCCGAAGATATCGAAAGAGAGATCAAGAAAACACTGGATGCGTCTTATCCGGAGATGTTTGAGCTGTATGATAAAGTGATCGACTGGGAATACGTCCGGAATAAGGACGTTTACGAACAGATCAATGCAGAGTTTATTCCGTATGAGGAGAACAGGCAGCTGCAGCATATCACGGATGCAATCATTCAGAAGAGCCTGGAAGATCTGGAAAATGTAACGAGGTCACTTGGCTTTTATCTGGATTATAACGGCAGAAAGGTCCTGACACCGTTGTCGCAGGTTTATACAAATTATCTGGACAATGCCTGCTTTGACATTGTGACTGGAGCATTTGACTATGGCAGCGTATTGCGCCGAGTGGTCACACAGCTGACAAACAGTGGACTTCGGAAGATTGAGTACGGATCCGGATACGCAAGCCGGGTAGAAGTGGCTGCCAGAAGAGCTGTGATGACTGGTGTGGCGAATCTTACCGGAGAAATAGCAGACTACAATGCCAAGAAGCTCGGAACAGAGTATTTTGAGGTTGAGTGGCATGCCGGGGCCCGTCCTACTCATGCGGTATGGCAAGGTCAGGTCTGGACGAAAGAGCAATTGTATTCAGTTTGTGGACTTGGTACAGTGACAGGACTTCTGGGAGCTAACTGCTACCACACATACTATCCGTTCTTTCCGGGAATATCGGAACGCAACTGGTCGGATGACTGGCTCGAAGAACAGAACCGGAAGGAAAGCAAACCAAAAGAGTTCCGCGGCAAAGAGTATGCTCTGTACGAGGCAAAGCAAAGACAGCGCCAGATGGAGACAGCAATGCGGGCACAGCGAGAAAAGGTGCAGATGCTTCAGAACGGCGGTGCTGATCGGCAGGAGGTTATGCTTCAAAAAGCCAAATATCAGGGGCAGCTTAACGAATATGCGGCGTTTTCTCGTAAAATGGGATTGAAAGAGGAAAGAGAGCGGATTTATCTGGATATGCGTGGTAAAATTGCAACCAATAATAAAACGCAGAATAAGTTATTCCCACCGGAGATGATCCAAAACGCTTCAAAAGATATCGCACAGTATAAGCGGTACAAAGAAGTTCTGGGAGATTCCGTTGGAACGCTTGCCAAGTTCGGTCAGGTGAAATATAATGATAGTGAGGGATGGGAAAAGGTTCAAAGCAAATTTTTCACATATCTTGAGATTGACAAGAAAGATTGGTCAGAAGAATTTAAGAACACGTCTAAACAGGCGTATGATAGATTTGCAAAAGAAAATGTTGTAATGTCTGTACATGCACTTAGTCGACTTCCTCGATTGAATAAACCTGGCTTACCGGAAGTGTCAGAAGAAATGCTGATAAAAATTATTAAAGGTACACCTAATTATACAGAGGGAGAAGATAAACAAATCTATTTCATTCATGAATTACAGTTATTAGTTGTTAGAAATAAAAAAACTGGAGATATCGTATCTGTTGTAAGAAGAAGGGCTCCAAAGGAGGCATGGGGAAATGTTTGAGAAGGTAATGAATTATATCAAAGATTTTTTGGAAAATACTCCAGAGGATATCTATGATTTTTCTTGTGAACTGGAAGGAATGTTAATTATTCATTATGACGAAATGTATAAGGAACAGCCAAGGGCTACAAGAATATTGAATGAAGAAATGCCTGATATTTGCGCATCTGGAGAACCGGGAATGAAACCAGAAGAGATTGAAAAATTTAAACGTGAGTTGGAAATTGAATACAACAAAGCGTTAAAAGCAGTTGTGTAGTTACCACCAGTTGATAAGACCGGTGGTATTTTTATACTCATTTTTAAGAAAGGATAGAGTAAACGGTATGAAAAAATTATTTATCAGTCAGCCAATGAGAGGAAAGTCTGATGAAGATATTCTGACAGAGCGTAAGAAAGCAATCGAGAGCGCAGAGAAGGTGATTGGCGAGCCAGTAGAAGTGATTGATTCATTCTTCCAGGAAGCACCGGTAGATGCAAAGCCACTGTGGTTCCTTGGAAAATCTCTGGAACTTTTAGCAGGTGCAGATATCGCATATTTTGCGAAAGGATGGCAGGATGCAAGAGGATGTAGAATCGAGCACACTTGTGCTGTTGAGTATAACATTGATCGAATCGAACCGTAGGAAGGTGGCGATCCAGATATCTCCCTTTAAGGCGCAGGGGTAAGCGTCTTATTTTTATGCCCTGTCATATGGCATTAAACTGGACAACTACCATGCCGGAGGTCTACCCGGCTATATCCCATACCGCTGAAAGAGCGGTCAATAAAATATTTCAGGAGGAAAAACTATGAAAAATATTCATGAGATTTTGAAAGAGTATGGAATGGAAGTCCCAGCAGATAAGAAAGCAGATTTCGATAAGGCTTGGAAAGAAAATTATCGTACTAAAAGCGAGTACGATAACGCAGTTACCCAGAGGGACAACTACAAGGCTTCATTGGATGATGTAAATACCAGGCTGAAAGAATTTGAAGGTGTGGATGTGAAAGATCTGCAGGGACAGATCACAAAGCTTCAGGGTGATCTGAAGGCGAAAGATGATGAATATGCAGCAAAAGAAGCTGACCGTGTATTTATGGATTCTGTTAAAGAAGCAGTGAAGGCTGCCGGCGGAAGAAATGAAAAGGCGGTTATCGCAATGCTGAATATCGATGCTCTGAAAGAATCTAAGAATCAGTCCGAAGATATCAAGAAGGCACTTGAGGATGTCAAGAAGTCTGATGGGTATTTGTTCGGAGCAAATGAACCAATCAATAATCCGGTTGGTGGCACAAGTGGCGGAGGTGGTGCAGATCCGGGAGCAGATGATGTTGCTGCACTTCGAGCTGCCATGGGACTGCCGGAAAAATAAGAAGTGAGGTAAGGAAGAATGGCAAATACGATTGCACTTAGAAAACAGTATTCAACACTCTTAGATGAGGTGTATAAATTATCATCATTAACAGCTGTTCTGGATGGACCGAATGAGCTGGTCAAAGAGGGAGCAAACGCAAATGAGATCCTGATTCCGAAGTTATCTATGCAGGGGCTTGCGGATTATAACAAAAGCACTGGTTATGTGCCCGGTGACGTGACTCTGGATTATGAGACAAAGAAATGTGCTTATGACAGAGGTCGTATGTTTAATGTGGATGCAATGGATAACATTGAATCTGCTGGAATTGCATTCGGACGTCTTTCGGGCGAGTTTTTAAGGACTCAGGTTGTACCGGAGCTTGATGCGTATAGACTGGCATCTTACGCACAGATTTCAGGCGTTACGACAGCAAAGGCTGTTCTTGCAACAGGAAAAGAGGCTTTAGCAGCACTCAGAACTGCAAGAGGAAAGATTGAGAACGCCGAGGCAAATCTTAGTACATGCTATCTGTTTATCAATCCGACAGTGTATGGAATGATTGAGGATTTGGATACGACTGCATCTAAAAAAGCAATTGAAGGATTCGCGGGAATCATTAAGGTTCCGTCAGGAAGATTTTACGATAAGGTAAAATTGAATGCTTCTGGTGCCGGAGGATTTGCAAAAGATACCGGTGCAGTTGCAATGAACTTCCTGATTGTTGATAAGCAGGCTGCAATTCAGTACCAGAAACACACTGTATCTAAGATTATTTCTCCGGATCAGAACCAGACTGCAGATGGATGGAAATTCGGATACAGAACGGTTGGTATTGCAGAATGTAAAGACAACAAAAAGGATGGTATCTATGTTCATACTGCAGCAGAGTAGGATGTGATCAAGTGAATGTAACATATGAATACTATAAAGATTCTTTTGGTGGCTCTTTGATTCCAGAGAGCCACTGGAAATCTATTGAAGTGAAGATGAGTGCCAGGTTGAACAGATATACATTTAATCGAATGGAGGAAGGCGCTTGGCCGGTACAGGCAAAGACAGCGCTTTGTGAGATGTGTGATTATGCATACAAGTATGATCAGCGAG